GTATCTGAGGAAGAGGTCATCAAAAGATTAACTGCCAGAGGTAGAGCGGACGATAAACCAGAGATAATTAAAAACAGAATTAAAGTTTATCATAGAGAAACAGCACCTTTATTGACATATTACAAAGATGAAATAATAAATATTAAAGCAGAGGGTAGTACACCTGAAGCTATTACAAAAGAAATAGTAAAGAAAGTAACATGAAAACATACGAAGAAATAAGATACTTACAAGAAGGATTATATGACCCTAATATTTTTAAGGTATTCTTTCTTGCTGGCGGTCCTGGTTCTGGTAAAACATTTGTAACGAGAGCTGCATTTGGTGGTTCAGGTTTAAAAATGATTAATTCAGATAATGCTTTTGAAATGGCATTGAAAAGAAACAACCTATCTTTAAAAATGCCTGAAGATGAGGCAGAGGCTAGAGATATTGTTAGAGCAAGAGCAAAGGCAACAACTGGTAATATGTTAGACTTGGCAATCAAAGGAAGATTAGGTATGATTGTTGATGGTACAGGTAGAGATTATGATAAGATTAATCAACAGAAAGCATTATTACAATCTCTAGGTTATGATTGTTATATGATATTTGTTAATACAAGTTTAGATGTTGCATTAGCTAGAAATGCACAAAGAGAAAGAAGTGTACCAGAATATATTACAAGAAAATCTTGGACTGCCGTTCAAGCAAATATTGGTAAATTTCAAAACTTATTTGGTATGTCTAATATGATTATTATTGACAACAGTAAAGACGACAAAGAACTTACAACTATCGTTATGAACAAATGTTCTAAAGCAGTAAGTAAATTGTTAAGAAATAAAATTAAGTCATACACAGCAAAAAGATGGATGGCAACAGAGAGAAAATTAAAAAGAAGATGAGATTTAAAGATTTTATAAACGAAAGCATTATTGATATACCTAGAAGGACTTATGCGCCTAAGGTATTTGATGACGCTGACACTAAAAATCCAAAGATTAAGGCTAGCGTAAAGGCTCAGATTCAGGCTCAGTTAAAAGAGTTTGAGTCAGAGTACCCGATTTTAAAAACTTCTTTGATAGGTTCTATACTTACAAAACGATATAGAAATGACGCAGACTTGGACATCAATATTTTATTTGATGTACCTGGGGACAAACAAGAACTAGAACGATTAAGACTGTCCAAAAAGTATTTGTCTGCTAAGACTGCCGGTAATGTCCAAGGTAAATTGATACCTGGTTCTGAGCACCCTATCAACTTTTATTTTATTACAGATAAAGAAACATACGAAGACCAAAACAAAAAGGCTGACGCTGTGTTTGATATCGAAACAGATAAGTTTGTAAAAAGACCAGAAGACTTTAGTTTTGACACAGGTTTATACATCAAAGACTTTGAGAAAAAAGTACAAGAGTTAGATGTAATTAAAGGTAATTTAAAAAGAGATATTATTGATTATGATGAACTAACAGAATTAAATCCAGATGATATTTTAAATCTACAAGATAGAATTAATAACAAGTTGGAAGAAATAGAAGACAGTATCAATGACATTGTAAAAATTGGTGACGGTGTTGACGCAGATAGAAGAGCTGCATTTGATAAAGATATGACACCAGACCAAATACAAAAGTTTGGTATTAAGAATAGATTACCTAAAAATGTTATCTATAAGATGTTAGAGAAATACCACTATTTAACTTTCTACAAAAAATGTAAAAAGATTTTAGATGATGGTAAAGTAACAGACGCAGAAATAGATAGTTTGAAAGAAGCAAAAGGTAAGTCAGTTGCATTTACATTTGGTAGATTTAATCCACCAACTATTGGACATGAGAAACTTATAAACAAAGTTAAATCTGTACCAGCAAATGACTACAAAATTTATTTAAGTAGAAGTGAAGACCCTAAAAAGAATCCACTATCTCCTAGAACTAAACTAGATGTAATGAAAAAGATGTTTCCGAGTCACGCAAGAAACATTGAAATCAATACAACTAATATGATTTTAGATATATGTACTAAACTATACAATCAAGGTTATACAGATGTTAACATGGTTGTAGGTAGTGATAGAGTAAGAGAATTTGAAACCATCATTAAGAAATATAATGATGTAAAATCCAGACATGGATATTATAACTTTGACAACATCAAAGTTGTTTCTGCCGGCGAAAGGGATCCTGACGCCGAGGGAGCAACAGGTATGAGTGCAAGTAAAATGAGGGCTGCAGCTGCCAAAGGTGACCTAGCAAGTTTCAAAAAAGGTTTACCAAGAAACGCTGACGCAGAAAAGATTTTCAAAGATGTCCGAAAAGGTATGAACTTGGCCGCTAATTATTTACATATGCCAGTAGTAAAACCGATTGCAAGTATGGAAGAATTTGAACAACAACAAATAAGAGACCTTTACATAAGAGAAATGATATTCAATATAAATGACGAAGTTGATTATATCAAAGAAGATGTTAAAGGTAAAGTGGTACGAAGAAGTACAAACTATGTCGTACTAGAAGATAACAACAACAATTTACACAAAGCATGGATTTGGGATTGTATTCCAATCGCAGCTGACAGAGAGGTACAAGTGAGAGAACACGATTTAGATGTCGATTACGGTTTCGAAGCAGTATCAGAAATTAAAGAAGATTTAGACGCTCAACCACAAGATAGAGATGTTAAGAAAAAAGATGGCACACAGCCTAAGAAGTATTACAAAAACCTATCAAAAGATACAAAAAGTAAGAGAGCTGACTTCTTTAAAAAGAATAATGATAACAAAGAAGCCCCAGGCGATAAAGACGCAAAAACAAAACCAAGTATTCATACACAAAAGTATAAGAAGATGTTTGGTGAGATGAAGAAAGATTTACAAGACGCTTGTTGGACAGGTTTCAAACAAGTAGGTATGAAGAACAAGGGTGGTAAACAAGTACCAAACTGTGTTCCAGAAAGTATGAGTATTGAAGACGCAAGAAAAGTCGAAGGTTTTATATCAGATTCATATGAAATAGGTAAAGATTATGCAGACCACACAAAGAGGGTAACACCTGGTCAAAGTGTGGAAGTAAAGAAAGTAAAAGGTTTTATAGACAAAACATCTAGTCCTGATGAAAAAGATATAAAAGAATGGCAAGCTTCAGATGAAACAATTGATAAATATAGGCAACGATACAAAGAAAATTGGTCAAATAAACTAAAAGAAGTTGTTGCCAAGATGATAGAGAAACTATAATGAAAACATTTAAAGAATACGAAAATATAGACACCTGTTGTGAAGAATGTATATTCGAGCATGAAGCTGAGGGTATATACGAATCAGAATATCAAGGTAAGAAAGTGAAATTGAACGACCCAATTAGAGGCGGTTCAAAGAAATTTTATGTATATGTAAAGAATGAAAAAGGTAATGTTATTAAGGTTTCATTTGGTGACACTACAGGATTAAGTATTAAAAGAGATGACCCAGCAAGGAGAAAGTCGTTTAGAGCAAGGCACAATTGCGACAATCCAGGTCCTAAAACTAAAGCTAGATATTGGTCGTGCTACCAATGGAGAGCAGGAGCAAAGGTAAACAACTAATGAGTAGATATAGAGAAACAATGACAGACCTGTATAGACAGGTTCAGGAAAATGCTGGCGATTACTTAAAAAGTAAAATGACAGACACACAAATTAACAATATTAAAAAGACTTGGTCTATGAAGACGGCAAAAGATGTTACGCCTGCTATTAGAGATATGATTAAGAAGATGGATATTCCTACTCAATTAGCCATCAAGCACGCAAAAATTAATCAATTATCTAAATTAGTTGAAGAACTAGAAGAAAATTTTAGTCCATCTCAAATCGAAAGACTTAAAAAAGAATACGAAGTATTAAGAGGTAAAAAGATTTCAGTTGCAAATGCTAACAAACTATCACAAATGTTTAAAAACATTCCAGATAGTGGTCTAAAAGATATATTCAAAGCAGATATTCCATTCTTATCTGTTATGGCAATGTCTAAAATGATACAAAAAGGTATACCTAGACCAGCAGGTGTTAAATTAAATTTAGAAGAAGTTGAAATACTTGATGAGGCTCTACAAGAATTAGTAGATATTACAGAGGGTAAAATAGACGCAAAGAAATTTGATAGTTTGAAAAAAGGTGATACAATGACTATCACTTATAATTCAACTATGTCAGGCACAACTGTTAAGAAATTTGTTGTAAAAAGTAAAAGTAGAAGTGCGAAATACAACACAGACAAAGTAACAATGTATCCTGATGGCAACCCTAGTATGGCAAGATTTTTCTTATACAAAAGAGCAAATGGTGATGTATCATTAGCAACAGGTGATATGGCCGCTTCTATTGTAAATGTTAAAGAAGAAGTTGCTGAGGGTAGAATGTCAGAGATTGACGCAATGGTGAAAGCTGGTAAGTCAGCAGCCGAGATTGCAAAAGAATTAAAATTAAATGTTAGAGATGTTAAAGCTATTTTAGGTGAAGAAAAAGAAGACGAGGTAGAGAAAGAAGTGCCTAAAGAAGAACCTAAAAAAGAAACTAAAGAAGAAGATAAAGAAAAATTAAAAGCTGAATTAGAAAAAAAAGAAGCTGAAATTGAAATGTTAAAAACAAAGGCTGAAACAGAGAAAGCCAAAGTTGCAAAGAAAGAAACAGAGAAGTTGGTAAATCCAGAAACAGGTGAACCATTACTTCAAGTTGGTATTGCATACAAACATTTAAAAGATAAAATGAGTAAGCAACAATCTGAACATTTTGAACAATACATGGTAGAATATACTACACAACAAATCAAAATGGCATATGGTGTTGCAAACGATAAGAGATACAAAGGTGGTAACTACTCAGGTGCTGTTAAGGCAATTGAGAAGATTGCAAAAGGTTTATCAAATCATCCAGATGTTCAAAAGGTTTTAAAAAGAACTAATGAAGAACTATCTGAAATGGCAAAAGATAAAGCATATGCAATTGGTATGTCAACTGCTAAAAAGAAATATAATGACGAGCCACCATTAGAGAAACAGACAATCAAAAAAGGACATGAGATTGCTGATAAACTAATGGGTATGAAAAAAGAAGAAACAATCAAAGAATATAAAAAGATGACAGTTACTTTTAATTCTATGGCTGATATGGCAAAAGCTTCTACTGATTTGGCAAAACAAGGTTTTACTATTAATGCAAAAGGTATGGTAATGAAAGTTGACGGTAAGGGTGCAGACCTTAACAAGTATGGTACAGACTTACAAAACTTTTATAAAGCAAAAGTAAAAGCTGAAGAAAACGCAATGTCATTAACTGACCTTGAAAGAATGAAAAAGGCAGGTTTAAAAACTAAAAAAGAAG